TCAGCAGTGTAGGTTTTTGACACCTCTGTCTCCGGAGTTTGTTGTTTAGAGTCGTTTGCTGTGGCCTCCGTGGCCTCCGCAACTTTGACTTCTGTCTCTTTTGAATCCGACATTAGATTTCCTCCTATTGAGTGTGTTGTTATTTACACGATTATTTACAGGAATTATGTCGTATGATTATATTTCTAATAGAATTGCTCTAAATCTTCAACGCCCCAGGCCTCGTACCATCCTGACCTACGCAGTCGTGCTTGTGCGTCTTTCAACTTGTCCAAGGGCTGTATCATCACCAATGGCTTCCTCTTGTAACTGAAACTGACGCCCCGATGCAGTCCCTTGTTGTCTGGGTGATCGTACATCACCGCCATGTGTAGTTTGTTCTTGTGTGCCTGCTCACAGATCGTGGCCAGTCTCTGCTCACTTATCTTGTAATCAATGTATAAAACAACAATGTCAAACTTAAAAATAGGAACCATATGACAGCAATGGATAATGTGGTCCAAAAGATCAACCTTCGCCCGCGTGATCTGGATCGTTTGATCTTGTAGAGTCTTTTTTGCAAAAGGACAGATTGCCTTTCCAGTTTTTTTATGGACCTTGCTAATCTGTCCTCTAATCCAGTTCTCAATTAACTTACTTTCGTCTGCCACTGGGTTTCCTAGGCTTCCTCCTGCCTGATGTCATTGGCTTCTTTCTTCCGCTCATCCTTGCCATTAGTTTCCTCCTCTTGGTTGGTATCCGGTTGGTCAGCAGTGCTGACGCCGTCGATGTTGTTATGATAGGCATTCAGTCTCCTCTCATCTTGTGTGTATAGTTCCAGCAGTTCTATCTTCCTGCGGTGTACCAAATATTTAAGTTGTTGCAACGCCTTCCTGGCATGGAAAGCACCCTGTTGGCTCTGTCGCTCTATGCAATTTTTATTGTGTAATCTGTATTCATCGAACACCGCCTCGAGGGCACGTGATGTGGCTGTCTCGATGGCCCGGCCATCCAGTTTTCCTTTGTAGGGCATTATTCATCTCCCTCGGTCTGTGTGGGTGAAAAGTGTATGGAGTGCCAAGGTGCTGTGAGTCCGTGTGCGTTCTTGTATATCTCGCCGGTCTGGACTGATTGTGCGGCCATGAACTGCCTGGTTCCATTGCCAGATCTCTTCTTCTGTATCACCCTACAAGGCCTCCACTCCTGGCCCTTGGCGTAGTATCGCATGTGCGGGGTCTGTTGTCCCTTGCGGGTCTTGATTCCTGCCACTTGAGTCTACCTCCATCAGTTATCTCCTAGGGTTCTAATTCTATTTGCCCTGTGTGGTGGGATCTTGCCTGCCACGTGTGTGCTGTATTGTGATTGATAGGTATCCAGTTGTGATTTGGCCTCCTCATAGGTATCATACACTTCGGGTAAGTCACCTATCCTGTAGCCATCTTTAAATTGTTTGATTACCATCGTTGTTCCCTGTGTTCAACAATGCTTGTTTGGCCGCTGTGATGTCCGCTTGATCTATTTCTTGGTGTAGGTCCAACATCTGTTGGTCAGTGTAGCCTTGCATTATCATGTCTTGGATGTGTTTGGTCCTGGTCGCTGGTGTGGTCACTGGGTGTGACATCTGTAATTTGTTTTGATTCATCTGTTCAAGTTCCATTGGGTCCTTGGCTAGTATCTCTTTTATCTTCTGATCTATGACCGCCTTGACGTCAGGTGAAGCGTTCAGGATGTCCCTCGTGGTCCTCGCCGCTTTCTCCAAAACGTCCATGTCAAGGTTCTTGTCCCTGATGTGGAAAGCCATTGGGTATTCTATCTCGCCATCCCAATCTATGCCCAACCACTTGCCGAACAGTCTGAACAACTGCTCCTCACCTAATTCTAGATTCTTGGCCTTCTCCGTGAGCTTGGCGTCAAGCATTGAATATTCTGTGATCATTGCGATACCAGATTGCTGTCTGGTCTGTGCCTGTCTTATGCCTGACATACACGCCATCCTGTCTATAGCAGTCAATTTCTCGTCTATGGATTTCAATATGGCCTCAACGCTCTGACCGGTTGGCTGTAAAAGATATGGACGGAGGTTTGGATCCATCTCGTTTGGTATGGTGATTATGGCACCCGGTCCCGCCGCGGCGTCAACCTCTGGTGTCTTCACAAGACTTGGTGATGTTGATAGTTTTATTGTCTCGTTGATCTCACTCAACTCATTGAATATGCTGTTGGAAAGATCTGATATGTCGCCCACGTCCGAGACACCAACACCCCTGACAGGTGATCTGTTGGCATAGACCCAAACAGCAGGTATCACACCCAACTCGTTTGGCATCTGTTCCATTATCTCTGTGTTCTGTTTCTGTGTGTTGTATTCGCTCAATGTGATGGTGTCCTTGGTGAATTCCCTCACGTAGTACCTCGCGTTCATGCCATACGCCTTCTGTTCCACTTCAAGCAGTTTAAGGTATGTCAGGTCATAGTAGCCTGATGGTTGTCTGGTGTATTCCCAGTCCAACACGTTCTCTGGTGTGAACAATGAACAATAACTTCTTATGTTTTGGTTTAATTCTTCCGCCCTTGTCCTTGCGTTTGACTGTGGCTTGTCTAATAGTATCACGCAGTGTCCGAACACCGTGCTCCAGGTGTTGACGTCACGCATGAAACTTTCAAAACTCCTGCCCTCTAGGTCAGTGTCTTTAAGGAAGTTTCTTAATTCTGGTGTGTCCTTGATGTTGCCAAACTCCCTCTTGACGGGTTGCCTGTAAAGGAAGGAATTGTAAATGTTCACGATCGACTTGACTTCGTTCATGTAAGGTGTGGCCGCCACCCTCCTGAAGTATTCTGAATCTGATTCGTATTGGTACTTGGTCAGGTACTCGCCCATCTTCATCTCGTATGATCCCAGGTATGATGCCCTTAAGAATTCCCATCTCTTGAAGTGTGTCAGGTATTCGGGATGAACACCCAGTGCCGTGTAGTGGGCACTGATCCTGTTGGGATCCTGGTTTACTGAAAAATTGCTTATCGTGGCCATTATATTCTAACCTTCCATGTTTTGTGTTGTTCTGTTGGTTCGTAATCCCTAGTGATAGGATATAGGAATGATGTTGCGTAAGAAATAGCGTCAGTCATATGTGAATAATCTTTTGACCCATTCTTTTCAGGTTGTTGTGTGCCTGGTTTATAGATGTGTCTCTCCATCGCCGCTATCAAGTTTTTACATTTTGGATGTACCATTATACCTCTTTCTCCTGTGCCTGAACAGAACTTACTATTTAAAGAATTGATCCTGTCCCTCACAGGAATGTGTCTTGATGGTGCTTTGACTATGAAACCTGCGTTGTGTAGGATATTGAAATCTGTTTTCGGTGAGTTGGTCTTCCTTGCTCGTCCAGACGGATCTGGATATGCCATAATTTTTGTGCCAGGGAATCTTGAATGGATTTCATTGGCCAGTTCTTCGGTGTTTGAACCGTGCATCTCTATCTCGTCTATCACATACATCTTGTTGTCTTTGACCACGAAGCAAACTGCTGTAATTGGTGCTACGTTAAAATCAACGCCCACGTGTATGATGTTTTGTCTGTGTTCAAATGTGAATTCCTCTACGTTGTGTTTTCTTTCAAATGCGTATACCACCCGTCCCTCGAAATTTTCAAAAGTGCCTTCGTATTCAGACCTGAAAACCTTTGCGTCCAGTTCGGCCCTTGCTTGTTCGATCTCTTCCTCTGGTACGAAACCACCCTGTATGGTAGTGAATTGGTATGAACTCCAATTGTCTTCGGTCTTGTCCTGTCCCTTCTGGTATATGTCATACAACCAGTTTGATATACCTTTGGGTGTGCCCGCGAACATGGCTTTACCACCTGTGTCAGACAGTGTTGGTCTTAAAACTTGGGTATATGCTTCTTTTTCAATATCTCCGCATTCATCTAGGAATATGTAATTCAATTTGGCACCCCTAAGTGCGTCCCTGTTGTCAGCACCTTTGAGTGATATCTTGCTACCATTCTTCAATATTATAGATAGGTCCGCTTCATTGATCTTTTTAGCCCAATTCAATTCTATGGCTTTTGCTTTCACGGCATCCCACCAAATATTTCGGGCCATCCTGTAACTTGGAAGGACCGCCCATACGTTCTGGTCTGGCATCCTTGCGTTGTAGAACAGTTGTCTTATGCCCAGTGTGGTCTTTCCAAACCTACGTCCCGTACATAAAACGACGAACCTTGCTGGATCGTTGGCTACTGTCTTCTGTGGTGTTGACAACTTCACTGTTATTCATCCTCCTGCCACGGTAGTGGTTGTGAATGATCTGTTGAGTTAGGGTCATCTTTCTGGTCAAGATAATTACGGCCCAACCAGATCTGCATCCTGACATCACCAGCCAGTGCCCTTTCCATCTGTGCCCTTCTCAATGATTTCTTACCTTCCGCCCTTCCGGCATCAATCAATTTCTTGTATCTCTTCTTCACACCCTCAGCGGTTATACCAATGATCTCACCTATCTCCTCATAGGTGCACATGATACGTGCCAGGTCCTTGATCAGGTCCTTGTCGTGCTTACGGTATTTCTTGCCAGTGTTGTCTGGTGTCATTATTGTAATCCTTTGTCTTTGACCACTATCCTGAAGTGCCTGGAATCCGTGTCTCCATTAGCGGTGGTTATCTGTACCTGTATGGGATATATGTTGCCGGCGGTGCCCGCTGATACCCTCAGTATGGCCTTGGTGCCTGAAATGTTCACGTCCGTGCCAGCCCCCGTTGGGAATGCCAGTGGTGCCGAATCGCCTGTGATCGTGCCTATGGTTACCGTTGCTGTTGATAGTGAATCGCCCGTGTTCAAGTAGTCCACGAAGTCCAACGAGTACTCGATGTTGGCGTCTGGGTCCTTGACTATGAAAATGCCCTGTTGGTCCTTTTGAAATCCTGTGAGTGCGAGATTGGCCATCTAACTGTTTCTCCTTGTTCCAGAACCAGCAAAAACTGGTCGATTTAGTTTGAATTCTCTGGTCTCCTCCTGGACACGGAATGCCCTGGTCTCGACTGGTATTGTATTTACACGCGATTCCTCCAACACTTTTATTAGCCGTGATTCCTCTGGTATCACAATGGTCCTGATCTCCTGTGGAACACGGTAGGTGTTGAATGGATCAACGTCGATGTCCGTGGCTGATGCTGTCAGTGTGGCCGCTATTGACAATGTGGCCTCTGCCAGATCCAGGCTGAACGCCGACACGGTGATGTTGGCTGTGATGTTTAGGTTGGCCAGTGCCCGGTCGAATTCTAGCGCAGTCGCCGTCAGGCTGGCTGTTATGTTGGGTTGTATGTTTCCAACCGCGGTCTTGACCGCTGAAACCTGTATGTTGGCGGTGGTGATTGCGAGTGTGCTACCAAGATCTAGATCCCGTCCCTCAACACCCTCGACTAGGTAGTCCTGTACGACGTAGTCCTGTTGCACATAGTTGATACCTACGTCAAATATGATCTCTAGATTTACTGAGCCATTTATCAGCGCCACTGGTTTTTCCTCCGTTGATTGCGAATCGTTAGTCTATGCTTATGACCAATGATCCACTTTTGATTTCAAAGGTGTCCCCGTCAGATATGATTTTTTCTTCTGTCAAGATTCCATGCGCCAGTAGATTTCCCGACGTCGATGCATCGAATATGCCGATGTGTGTGACCGTGCCAAAGGCACCTCCAGTGGCGGTTGGGAAGGTTATGTCCGCGTTGTTGACTATGGTGCTGTTGTCCACTCCCGTGGTGGCCGCCGCCATCTTGTTGTCAATCTGTACACGTGCATATCCATTACCTGCTACCTCGGTACCAGAAGCGGAATCAGTTGGGTCAGATGTGAACAGACCCATGTAGGCGTTGGGTGCCGTGTACGCAGTGTTCCTGAATAATAAATCCAGGACCTTGATCTCTGCGAAGGATGAAAGAGCTGTCATTTGATTTGTCTCCTAATTAGGTTTTGTTTGTTATAACAATGTTATTTACACAGCGTCCGTCTTGATAATACGATAGTAATTGCCACAGGTCAATACCGCGACACCATTTCCCAATCTGCCCAATGACATCCTGCCCGCGTTGGGCACCGTGCCAAGATTGATTGTGTCTGCAACCCTGGTTATCACAGGCATATCAGAGGTCTGCTCCTGTATCTCAAATATGCTGACATATGCTGTGGTGCCCTGCCTCCAGGCCACGCCAAAGTAATCGCTGTGTAGATCGCCCAGGCAGATGTCCTCTGGATCAAAACTGGTGTTGGTGCTGTCACTTGAATTGACCGTGCTCAAGATCTTGGCGTTGGTGCTGTGTGTGTCGTCTGTGGTGACTTCATCAAACCTGAACATTTCAGCCACACCACCGTCGTCGTGTGCTGTTGGATTTATCTGTGAAGATGCTGTCTCTGTGGTGTCTGTTATCGCGGTCACATAAAGGTTGCCGCCCAGTGTGCCTGACTCGTCGTTGTATACCTGTATCATTGATTTGCCCTTGACCATACTGGCCTCGTTGTCTGTGTTCACATTGTTGATTGACCTGCCAGTGGTTTTGAAATATCTAACATCTGAATCTGACCTGTAGGACGATTCATTATGTAAATTATAACCAAACCCATCACCACCATATCCGCCTGAACCATTATACATATAGTGATCCGCCAGGATCATTTTGAAAATATTTTCCGTCTCTGTGGAACTATCTTCCCACAATTTCATTGACATGAACAATCGTTCCGTCTGCCTGCCACTGCCCATTGTATCATCCTCGTTAAATGGACGCGTACCATCTGACTCATAGTGATTACGCATCCAATGGAGATGAAAGGATCCATTATCCCAATCGTTGGAATTATTGTTATTCCAGATGTCTCCGTAATTGTTGGTTCCACCTGTTCCCGTCTGCTGATAGGCTGGTGATTGTGACGGAGTGGTCAAGAGTTCCTTGATGCCATCACTGCCCGATGATGCGGATCCCTGGTTGGTGTAGTTGCCCTTCAGCCAGACCGCGTGTGACCTACCAAGATCCAGCCCGCTTCTTCTATACAGCCATATCATCATATCTGCCCTAGAATGCCAGAAGTCCTCTGTGTAGTCGTAGGGTGGTCCATTTGGTGAACCCGACATCGTTGTGGTTGATGCAAGGATACAGTCCCAACCTGAATCGGGCAATTCCGTAGAATAGCCAGATATCTTGCCTGAATCCGCCAGCGTCTGGTCAAACACCACTATGGAGCCTGAATCCACGTTGCTGGTCAGCACCATCTCTGTGCCATTGGTCACCATCTGCACCTGATTGCCGCCAAGGTTGTGGAATGATCCCAGTGTGAAATGTCCCGCTGTGGCATCATCCGTGTCTGGCACGAACTTGGCCACAGTCTGTGTGCCGTTGTTGTCTATGCCCAAGAAGAAACTGCCTGAACTGGCCAACGCGGTGTTCTTGAATCCCTTTATGGTCTGGTATGTGGTTCCCAATGCCGTTGATGTGTCATCCACCCACTGTTGCCAGGCCGTGTCATTGGTTCCATCGTATGTGCTCCAGTCCGTGGTCCTGCCCGTGCCGCCACCTGAACTGCCTGCTATGAAAACTGCCCTGCCTACTCCTGGGAAAGCCATCTTGCCTCCTTAACTGAATGCTGGACCCAATGTCCAGTAGAATGTGTTGTTGGTTCCATCGTATCTCGAGAATATGTAGCACACCTGTATGTCATTGGCACTGCTTACTGAACTTGAATTGGAGCCGTTGGCGAATTTAAATGTCTCGCCACCTGATGCTGAAAATGTCATCGTCCTTGATCCTGTGCCATCCTGTACCAGATACAGCGTCACACCCACTGACTGGTTTGAGTCTGTGGGGAAGTTGCTCATCGTGAATCCCGTTATGTTTGATGTCAGCGTCACGGTCTGTAGGTTTCCGTTGGCCCAGTCTATGGTGTATGTGC